AATGGTGGAAAAAGAAAGCAACTAATCGTTTCAACACTCTAAAACAAGAGTCTAGAATACGAACTGAGATTGAAGTGTGGACAAGCAAGAAAGATATTGACATTATAAGGTAATAATGTTATTATAAATACTCTAAAACACTGGAGTATTTAAATGTCATCTTTATCTCAATCCGAATTATACAAATATGATTCTAGAAGAGAACTTTTTGTTTCTAAAATGGCAAATGGAGAACCTTTTGAATTGAATGATGGTAATAAAGTTGTATTTGATATTGACAATCAATTAATTAAAAAAATTCAAGGTAAGAAAGATTTAACGGGAACAATACTTATTGTTTCTAAAGGTAAAAAACTTGTTGCAACATATAAGTTAAGAGATTTAAAGAAAAACAAAGAATTTGGTGGTGGAGGTGGTTCTGGTGCTGGTGCTGATGTTACTAAAGTAGGAGAATCTGCTCAAGCAGTGTATGCTCAAGCAAAATGGGCAGGGTCAAAAAGTTATAGTAAAGCTGATATTGAAAAAGCTTTTAAACAATCTGATACTAATGAAACTCTTTCCAACATTGAAACTAAATTAACAGAAGATTGGAGAATTTCTTCTATATTTGGTGCAGAAGAATTGTTTAAAAATTTTAAAAGTAAAAAATATACCTTTCATCGAGGATCTAAATGGGTTAATACTTTAGAATATCATTGGAAAAAATTAAATAGAGAAGAAAATGCTTTTACAAATTTAAACAAATGGAGTCCAGCTGATATCTATATGGTTTCTTCAAAAGGTGAAAAAGTTGATGTTACTAAGTCTAAAAATATTGTAGAACTGAATAATATAATGTTGGATAATATAAAATCAAAGGATATTATTGGTGTTTCGTTGAAGATGATGAAAGGTTCATCTCATCTTTCATATTATAATGTTGATAATAAAAAGAAAGTCATAAAATTTGAAAGTTATACTACAGGCACTCAAGGTTTCTTTGGTGGAAAAGATGTATATATATATTTTACAGTAGATGGAAAAATACAATTTAGAACTTTCCCAGAAACATTTCAAGGTGAGATAAAAGGTAAAAATGCAAATCAAGGTAAATTATCATATGGACCAATTCAAGGTATATTGAGAAAATTAAAATTACCTGAGTTAATGGATGTTAAAGTATTGCGCTCAGGTTTAGAAAAAACAGATATGAAAATATATGATATTTTTTATGCAAATTATAAAAAATATTCTAAAGACAACAAACTTTCAATTAAAGAATTTATTAAAGAATGTAATGATAAAGGTGTTTCTTGGTGCTTTAGTAAATTTTTAGGATGTCAATTAATAGATATAATTATAAGTAAAAAAGCACAAGATAAATTTGTAACAGAAGCTATTTCTTATGCATCATCATCTTCCGATTTATCCGGTCCATTTTTAAAATTAGAATAGATAAAATGAAATTCATAGAATTTATAAACGAATCAAAAGAAGGTAAAAATGTTCACCTAGAACATTTAGAAGATGAAGTATTAAATAATGGTGTTGCTGGTTCTAAAGCAGCCATTAACTTTCTTCGTTCTCTTAAAGATATGCTTGCTAGTAGTTCAGAAAGTAAAGTGAATGTAACTACTAAATGGGATGGTGCACCCGCAATCATCTGTGGTGTCAATCCAGAAAACAATAAGTTCTTTGTTGGTACTAAAGGTGTATTCGCAAACAATCCTAAACTAAACTATACAAATGCAGATATAGATAAAAATCATCCGGGTGAAGGTCTCAATATAAAATTAAAGATTGCATTGAAATACCTCAAGAAATTAAACATTGATGGTATTCTTCAAGGTGATATGATGTTTACCAAAGATGATATCAAAAAAGAAACTATCAATGGTAAAAAGTATATTACATTTCAACCTAATACTTTAGTCTATGCAATACCTGAAGATTCTAAATTAGCAAAGACAGTTCTTGCATCACAGATGGGTATTGTATTTCATACTGCATATTCTGGTGGTAATACACTAGCAGATATGAAATCATCTTTCAATATTGATATTGGTAACTTAAAGGCATCTAAAGATGTTTGGTATCGTGATGCATCTTTCATTGATGCTTCTGGTACTGCAACATTTACTAAACAAGAATCATTAGAATTAGCAGGACATATATCTGAAGCACAAAGAATACTCAGTCAAATTAATTCATTGACATTGAATAGAATATCTACCAGTGAAACATTCTTAATGCAAATCAAAACATTTAATAATACTAAAGTTCGTGAAGGTCAAGAAATAAAAAACACAACACAACATACTAGAGATTTAATTAAATGGGTAGAAGATAGACAGAATAAAGAAATTCTTGCCGCAAAATTAGAAAAGACTAAAACAAGAAAGATTGCAGAGAAGAATGAAATTCTTAGATTCTATCGTTCCAATACTGCACAATTAAAATTAATATTTGATTTACAGAACAAACTAGTTGATGCAAAGAATATGATTGTTCGTAAGTTAAGAGAGATTAAACAAGTTGCAGGTACATTTATTCGTACCGATGATGGATTCAAGATATCCAATCCTGAAGGTTTTGTTGCAGTAGATAAACTTAAAGGTGGTGCAGTTAAACTAATTGATAGATTAGAATTCTCACATGACAACTTTACTGCCGCAAAGAATTGGAGTAAGTAATGACAGTCAAATATGATATAAATAAAATTATGCAGGAATATGGTGATGACGATTTTGGATTCACTGCAACAGATGAAGAAGAATATAATGCTATAATTGCTGAAAAAGATGATACAGTTGAAGAGTATAAAGAAAGATTAGCAGAAGTAGAGAAGTTAGTATTGCCATTCTTAACTAAATTGTTAAAGACTGCAGATCAACCAATTATTAAATGGCCTAATCGTAAAGTTGCATTAGAAACACAAATACAAAAAATACTTACTCTAACAAGAGGATAAGTAAAACTATATAATATTGAAGGAGATTATAATGAAAGATTTGATTATAGGATGCAGTACCAATTACAAGTGGGACACAATTAAATATTGGGTTCTTTCAATTAGACGATCAGGATTTGAAGGCGATATTGCCCTTATCTTAATGAATTGTGATTCAAAAACTGCATATCAAGTTGCAAGTTGCGGTGTAAACATCATAGGATTCAATCAAGATAAAGATGGTAATCTAGTTTACCAATCAAAATTACCTGTTCATGTAGAACGATTCTTACACATCTACGAACATCTATCTACACATGAATATCGGTATGTAATTACTACCGATGTAAAAGATGTTATATTTCAAACCAATCCATCAAAGTTCTTAGATCAACAATTAGGTCAACGCCAACATCTATTGTTTGCATCTGAAAGTATTTTATATAAAGATGAACCTTGGGGTGATAACAATCTACTAGAAACTTATGGTCCATATATCCATGAGAAGTTTAGAGATAATGAAATCTATAATGTAGGTGTATTGGGTGGTAGACATGAAGCAATGAAATCACTTGCAATCAATATCTTTACTGCCGCAATCAATCGCCCTATTCCTATTTGTGACCAATCAACATTCAATTTTATGATATCACAATTACCATACAAAGATAATTCATATAGTCGTTATATGAAATCTGAAGATGGATGGGCATGTCAATTAGGTACTACTGCAGACCCATCAAAGATTGATGAATTTAGACCTAAACTATTAGAACCAAGTCCTAAATTTGAGAACGGTAAAGTTTTAACTAGCACAGGTAAAGAATTCTGTATTGTTCATCAATATGATAGAACAGAATGGCGTAGAGAGATAGAGGCACAGTATGAGTAAGATTTTATATGTTGTTCACAGATATGCACCATACCCTGGTGGTTCTGAAAACTATGTTCGTGACATGGCAGATGAAACATTAAGTCGTGGACATGAAGTTGCAGTATTTGCAGGTGAACATCAAGGTGATTTAAATGGCATTCGTGTATCTAATGAAGCATCTATATTGTTAGAGAAGTGGGACTTGATTGTTGTTCATGGCGGTGATGTTGGATTACAAGATTTTGTATTGAATAATTGTAATAAGATACCATCACCAATTGTGTTTATGATTATTGTTCCATCTGAAAGTAATGTATATCAAAGGGCAATTCAAAATGTTAAGTATCTTGGTTGTTCAACACAAGAAGATTGGGAGTATGTTAAACGTAAATCTGTAATGAGAAAAGCAGTTCAGATTAGACATGGCATAGATGATAAAGTATCAGTAGGACAAAAAGGTTTTCGTGAGAAGTATGGAATCACTACTAAGTATATGTTTCTATCATGTGGTGGATACTGGCCCAACAAAGCAATGAATGAGTTAGTAGAAGCATTTGGTAAAGTAGATAGAAAAGATGTAACATTAGTATTAACGGGTTATGATAATAGACATCAAATCAAACCTAATGATACTGTTAATGTTAAGGCATTAATGATTGAAGATATAAATGAAGTATTATCTGCACTCAGTGAAGCCGATCTATATATTATGCACTCACACAAAGAAGGGTTTGGTCTTGTGTTATTGGAATCTATGTTGAATAGAACACCATGGGCATCAAGAGAGATTGCAGGCGCAAAAGTATTAAAAGAATTTGGATTTACTTATACCAATGATGATGAGTTGGTAGATTATATGCAGAAGTTTAAAGGTGTCAGAAAGAAACAGATAGATGATGCACAAGAGTTTGTAACACTAAACCATTTAATTAAAAACACTGTTGACGATATAATGAGGCTTGTATGAATTTTACATTTGGAATAACAACTACCTATAAAAACATAGACCAGTTGACTGAAGTTTTTCAATCTATTGAAGCACTAAACATACCTAACTATGAAATTTTATGTATTGGACCAACCAAACATGAAGATACTGATACTGTAAAATATATCTATTTTGATGAATCTGAGAAAGAAGGTTGGATTACACGAAAGAAAAATACATTAGTTCAATCTGCAAAGTATGAGAATGTAGTATTGATGCATGACTATTATGTATTTGATAAAGATTGGTATACAAACTTTCTTGAGTTTGGTAATGATTGGGATGTTGCATCGTGCCAACAGTTATTGATTAATGGTAAAAGACATTTCACTGATTGGGTAATTTGGGATTCACCATTCTTTCCACAGTATGCATCATTACCATATGATGATTGGTCACAGACATTATGCATGTATCAATCTGGTGGGTTTATGATTGTTAAGAAAGATTTAGCAACTAAAATACCTTTCAATGAAGAATTAGTTCATCATCAAGCAGAAGATGTAGAATGGTCATTACGCATGAGAACACAATGTAAATGGGTTTGTAATGGTAAGAGTATTGTTCGTCACAATAAGGTACACCGTGATGCACAATAAGTTAATTATATTTGATCTTGATGGTGTATTGATTGATAGTCGTGAATTACACTATGAAGCACTGAATGTTGCATTAAGTCAATTTGGTGAACAATATGTAATCAGTCGTGAAGAACACTTAAGTAAGTATGATGGATTAAATACTACAAAGAAACTTAAGATGTTGACAGATGATAAAGGTTTGAGTCCAAGTCATTATACTAAAGTATGGTCTGATAAACAAGAAATTACTTTTACACTTATCAAACAGTTTCCAAAGAATCAATTTCTAATTGATACATTTCAGTTACTTAAGTTACAAGGTATTAAGATTGCAGTTGCTAGTAATTCAATTCGTGAAACTGTAAAAATTGCATTACTAAGTATTGGTGTCTTAGAGTTTGTTGATTACTATATCAGCAATGAAGATGTAAAGAGAACAAAACCATTTCCTGAGATGTATTGGAAATGTATGACTGAATTAGATGTATTGCCTAAGAATACAGTAATCATTGAAGATAGTCATATTGGTCGTGAAGGTGCATTGAATTCTGGTGCTCATCTAGTACCAGTAAAAGATACAACAGATTTAACCAAAGAAAAG